CTTGAAGAATATGATCTGATAGTCGTTTTGATTTCCGGCGGTAAGGATTCAGTTGCTTGTTACCTAAAACTTCTTGAACTTGGTGTACCAAAGGAAAGAATAGAGTTTTGGCATCACGATATTGACGGCGGGCATCCTTCAAGGCGTATGGACTGGAAATGTACCCAAAACTATGTAAAAGCACTTGCAGATGCAGAGGGTATCAAGTTAAGGGTTTCTTACAGGGTGAACGGTTTCTTTGGTGAATTGTACCGCATAGGTGCATCAGAACCGATTGAATGGATTGACCCTGATACTGGGGAAGTCAGACAGTGCAAATTGTCAAGTAATTACCTGAAATGTAAGGAACTGAAAGAACAGGCAACAGAAGAAATGGAAGAACTTCTGAAACAGTATGGTTACAGAATGAAGTTTCCGGCAAAGACTGGTGACCTGTCAAGGCGTTGGTGTTCCGCTTATTTGAAAATATGTGTTGCAGATACCGTTGTCAGTAATCTTGACCGACTGGGTGAACTTGAAGAACTTGGTGGAAAAAGACACAAGTTCCCGGCAAAAGGCGGTACACATTCAGGGCGGTGGTGCAGCGGTAACTTAAAGGCAGCAGTCCAAGACAGTGTGACGGCAAACCTTGAAGAAACCAAGCATGATAAGAAAATACTGATTGTGTCAGGTGAACGCCGTGGTGAATCAGCCGGGCGGTCAAAGTACAATGAAATGGAAATACACCGCACCAATGCGGAAGCCAAGGCACACAGAATTGTTCATCAATGGCGGTGCTGCATTGATTATTCTGAAAAGGATGTGTGGGAACTGCTGAAACGGCATCATATAAACCCACACCCATGTTACAGGATAGGTTGGAACAGATGCAGTTGTATGATGTGCATATTTTCAACACCCCGTTTATTTGCCGGGGTAAAAGAACTTTTTCCTGATGATTATGCAGCACTAAGGCATGATGAAGAAGTTCTTGGGTTCACCCTTGATAACAAAAAGAACCTTGATGAATTTATAGGTGATACAAAGTCATGTGTCTGTTGGGATGACAGGAAAGCAATTCATTCAATACTTACTGGTGAGTTCACAACAGATGATATACATAAATGATTGGAAATACCCCGTTGGTGCATTTCATGGTGCAGACGGTGGTTCATGTTAGGAAGGGGTGATGAAGTGAAGAAAATAGTTGCAGCATGGATTGAACAGATTCTTGAATTTCCAACCAAACTTGAATACCTTGCGTATATGGAAAGTCTGAAAAAAGGCAGACCGCAGAAGTTCAAGGAAACATCCTTTGAACAGTTGGAATCAGGGGTTGTAAGAATAACAATCAGGAAGCAGTACAATAACAATGCGTTTCCTGATGATGAAAAGGAAGGTGAAAAGTAAGATGACGAACACAGAGTTATTAAGGGAAAAAATCAATGCATCCGGCTATAAATTGCAGTTTGTGGCTGAAAAGTGCGGGTTGACTTACTTTGGACTTATGAAGAAGGTCAACAATGAAACAGAGTTCAAGGCAAGTGAAATCAAGGCACTGAAAGACCTGTTAAATTTAACAGATGATGATGCAACTAAGATTTTTTTTGCCTAAAAAGTAGATAAAATATCTACTGTAAGAAAGGATATTATGAAATTCAGCGAAAAGTTGAAACAGGCTATGCAGCAGTTAGGAATCAATCAGGCACAGGTGGTTGGAATGACCGGGAAAAGTAAAGGGTCAATCAGTATGTACCTGAATGACAAAACAGTTCCGTCAAAACAGGTTCAGAGTGATATTGCAGTGTCACTTGGACTTGCACCTGATTATTTTGAACAAGAAGAAAACCCGGTGATCTTCAAACCGTCAAAGTGTGAAGATGGCATCCAAACCTTAACAATACATGAAGTTGCTAAGTTGATGCATAAACACACAAACACAATAGCACTTGGTTTACAACAGGGTGTTTTTCCTTGGGGGTATGCGATTCATACCAGTGAACACCGTTGGTCTTACTTCATCAATGCAAAGCGTTTTGCAGAAATTGAGGGGGTGACGGTCAGTGCCTAAGATTCAATACAAGGAAATAAATTTCAGGGGCAAAAGTCTTGAACTGATAAACCTTGTGAATCAGGTGGTTGAAGAATATCAGGCACAGGGATATGAACTGACACTTAGACAAGCATATTATCAGTTGGTTGCCCGTGGTTATATACCAAACAATGAACGCAGCTATAAGAATATAGGCAGTCTTATCAATGACGGCAGACTTGCCGGACTGATCGACTGGTACAGCATCACAGACAGAACCCGCAACCTTAGAAGCAATGGTCACTGGGACAATCCGGCAGATGTGATTGGTTCAGCAAGATATTCTTATATGCTTGATAAGTGGCAAGGTCAACCGAACTACGTTGAAGTATGGGTTGAAAAGGATGCCTTGGTTGATATTGTCGGACAGGCTTGCAGACCACTTGACACACCTTATTTTTCATGTAGGGGTTACACATCACAGTCAGAAATGTGGAGTGCAGCACAACGGTTTATTCGACAGGGTGACCGGGAAAACCGTTTCATCATTCATTTAGGTGACCATGACCCAAGCGGTATTGATATGACAAGGGACATTCAGGAAAGGCTTTCAATGTTCGGTGCAGATGTTTATGTAAAGCGTGTTGCACTGACAATGAATCAGATTAGTACATATAACCCACCGCCGAACCCGGCAAAGATTACAGATTCCCGTTGTGGAAAGTACATTGCTGAATATGGTGATGAATCATGGGAATTGGATGCACTTGAACCACAGGTCATCACTGATCTGATAAATAATGAGGTCACGGCACTAAGAAATGATGAAATTTATCATGCAGTATGTGACCTTGAAGAAAAAGGAAAAGATGAACTTAGAATGATAGAACGCAACTATGACAAGGCTGTTGCATTTTTAGAAAGTGAGGAATAAGAAAATGGAAAATAATACCGTTCAGAATGTAGTGCATGGGTTCAAAGTGTTCAGACCTGATTGGACTTGTGACCCGACAGGTTACAACCCTAAACAGTACACTTGTCCCGGAAAATTTGAGGAAGAAGGGGAACTTGATGTTTGCGGTCATGGTATGCACTTCTGTCAGACTGCTGCTGACTGCTTCAATTATTACAGTTTCAATAGTGAAAACAAGGTTGCAGAAGTCATTGCCTATGGTGAGGTAAGAACAGAAGGTGACAAGTCTTGCACTGATAAACTGGAAATCGTGCGTGAAATCCCGTGGGATGAAGTCTTGCGGATCGTCAACCTTGGAAAGAATTGCACGGGTCGCTGCAACACCGGGGACTGGAACACCGGGGACTGCAACACCGGGAACAGGAACACCGGGGACTGGAACACCGGGAACAGGAACACCGGGAACTGCAACACCGGGGACTGGAACACCGGGGACTGCAACACCGGGAACAGGAACACCGGGGA